CTCGTTATCGGATAATGGGTAGCTACTTCAGATTCGATAATTGCGCCCGCCCTGCATCGCAGTGGCGGGTTTCCTGATTCAAGCCCATGCATGACCCAGCCATCTTCGATGTGATCTGTGAAAAGATCGCCAATGGCGAAAGCCTGCGCGAGATTTGCCGCAGCGAAGGAATGCCTGCAAAGGGCACGGTTCTCAGGTGGCTCGGCGAACGCCCCGATTTCCAAGACCAATACGCCCGCGCGCGTGAGGCTCAGGCCGATCACTTCGCCGAGGAAACCCTTGAGATCGCGGATGACGGTTCCAACGACTGGATGGTCCGCAAGCAGGGCGACGAGGAAGTCGAAGTCGCCAACCACGAGCACATCAGCCGGTCGAAGCTCCGTGTCGATGCCCGCAAGTGGCTGATGTCGAAGATGCAGCCGAAGAAGTACGGCGACCGCGTTGAGCTTGAGCACAGCGGCAAGGACGGGGCGCCCCTCATTCCGGTGTTGAATGTCACAATCGGCTCTGGACCTTCATCTTCACGCGAAGCAGGGTGAGGCCCTCAACACCGTAGCGACCGAGGTTCTGTACGGGGGCGCTGCCGGCGGCGGCAAGTCCCACCTGATGCGCATCGCGGCCATCATCTGGTGCTCGATCATCCCCGGCCTTCAGGTCTACATCTTCCGCCGCATTCGCGAAGATCTGATCAAGAACCACATGGAAGGCCCCAAGGGCTTTCGCTCGCTGCTGGCGCTGTGGTCGACCCTCGGCTTTGTGACCATCGTCGAGGACGAGATCAGGTTCTGGAACGGCAGCAAGATATTCCTTTGTCACCTGCAGCACCAAAAGGATCTAACTAAGTACTACGGCCCAGAGTTTCACGTCCTATTCATAGAAGAAGCTACGCAGTTCACAGAGTTTATGATCAGGTTCTTGCGCTCACGCATGCGCATACCTAAGGCGCTAAAGATTCCAGAGAAGTATCTAAAGCCTAGAGAGTTGTGGGCCAGTCCAGATGAGCCCAGCTACCTATTCCCGCGTGCTGTATATACAAGCAACCCTGGCGGGGTTTCTCACCAATATATAAAGAAGTGTTTTGTAGAGGGGCACAAACCATTAGAGTATCACCGCGCGCCATCAACAGACGGTTCCCATATCCGGCAATTTGTTCCTGCAAGAGTCGCAGATAATCCGAGCGTGAATATTGAAGAAGTTAAGCAAGGTCTCTCCGGGCTACCACCGATCCTAGTAGACGCCATGCTAAACGGTAACTGGAACGCTGTCATAGGCGCGTACTTCCCAGAGGCAGACCCAGAGAGGCACCTGATAGATCCGTTCGCTATACCGCAGTACTGGACCCGCCTAATGGCCATGGACTGGGGTGCATGCGGAGACGGTGACCCTTTCGCGGTAGGTTGGTTCGCAGTTTCAGACGGCTCCATACCAAAGTACCCACGCGGCGCTCTTATCTGCTACCGCTCCTATTACGGGCGCGGCTTGCCTAAGATGCTAGCGTCCCAAGTAGCGCAGGAGATAATAACCAGGGAAGCAAAAGACCCGCCTATAGTGCTACGTGTCGCAGGCGGTGATATCTGGGACAAGCGCGGCACAGGCCCTAGCATACAGGAGATATTCGGGCAGTACGGCGTGCACATATCCCGCGCTGATATGCGGCGTCAATATGGGTGGATGCAGATTAGAGAACGATTGATTGGAAAGAATGACCGGCCAGGAATATATTTCTTTCGCACCATGCAGGATGAGTTTGAAACGATCATGCAGTTGCAGCACGATCCGAATGACCCTAACGATTGCGCGGCGGGGGACGATCACTTTGCGGATATGTGCAGATATATGAGCATGGCGCGCCCTTGGGATACTGAGAAACCAGCGGCTACTAAAACCATAGAGGAAAAGTTCAAAGAGCCAACAATTAACGAGCTTTGGGACTTGAGAGAATCACAATTAAGAGACCGGCGATAATATGAACCCACCAGAATATATCGAAGTAGATCAGGCCCCGGCAGCAAAGCAGGAGGATGATAAGTACGATCCCGAGGCGCTCTATAAGAAATACTGGAAAGAGCTAAACCAGATCCTCACATCTAAGGGCCAGAAAGCTTTTGAGGCTAACGGCGACAAGGTAGTTAAGATCTACCGTAACGCTCATGCTATGAGCCCCTACACAAGCGCCAATATCAGCCCGCAGCGCACGTTATTTAATGTGCTTTGGTCTAACGTGCAGATTCTCGGGCCCTCCCTATTCTCGCGCATGCCTAAGATCGTTATCGAGCGCAGATTTAAGGATATGGACCCGGTCGGCAGGCTAGCAGCACAGCTAGGCGAGCGCGGCACTAGCTACATGCTAGACTCTCAGAAAGATAGGTTTATGTGCGCTCTCAAGGGTGCCGTACAAGATCGATTGCTTCCAGGCCGTGGTCAGGTGTGGCTGCGCTATGAGGTCGAGCTTGAAGAGAAGATCGGGCCAGACGGCAATCCCGTGTTGGATGCCGAAGGATTCCCGGTTAAGCAGCCCAAGCCGTACAGCGAAAAGGTTACTATCGACCCTCTATGTTGGATTGATTATGCGCTATCACTAGCGCGCAACCCTTTCGAAGTGCACCTGAACTGCCGTCGTACATACATGACGCGGGAAGAGTTGGTTGATCGCTTTGGTGATATCGGCAAGAAAGTAGAGCTCACATCTAGCGGCGGTTCCATCAATAAATCAAAGATGGATTATGAAGAGGCCGAGTTCAGTAAGCAGGCAGAGGTTTGGGAGATCTGGGACGATAGGTGCAAGAAGGTTGTTTGGCTTACTGAGGGTTACAAAGAAGGCCCGCTAGATGTAAAGAAAGACCCGCTCAAGCTTAAAGATTTCTTTCCGTGTCCGTCTCCACTACTGGCTACCACCACCACAGATTCTATGACCCCAACAGCGGATTATATGATCTATGCTGGGTTGGCGGATGAGCTTGATTTCACCTGCAAGCGTATCAGTTCCATGACTCAGTGCATCCGGCTAGTCGGCGTTGCAGCAGCGAGCCTAAATGCGCATATCAAGAACATGCTCAGGCTAGACGATGGGCAGCTAAACCCAATAGAGAACTGGGCGCAGTTTGCTACCGAAAAGGGCGGCTTATCAGGCGCAATTGATTGGTTCCCGTTTGACCGCGCCATCGAGGCTATTGCAGCACTTGAGCAGCGCAAACAAACTCTTCTATCCGATATCATGGAGATTACCGGCATCCCTGATATTGCTCGCGGCTCAAGCGATCCAACAGAAACACTAGGAGCGCAGCAGCTTAAAGGGCACTGGACCGTAGTTAAAATCGCAGAGAAGCAGGCGGATGTGCAGCGATTCTGCCGTGATATTGTGGGCAAGGTTGCTGAAATACTGTTTGAGCCTGGGCTATTCAGTGATCAGACCTTGGCGCTTATGTGCGGTGTGGCTCAAATGTCGCAGGAAGATCAGGCGATGTTTCCGCAAGCACTGGCATTGCTGCGCAGTGATAGGCTTCGCACATTCCGAGTTGATATCGAGACAGATTCTACTATTGCGGTAGATGAGGACCAAGACAAAGCGGCGCGTATGGAGTATATCAACGCGGTCAATCAGTTATTCTCGTCGGTGCAAGCAGTGTCACAATTCAGGCCTGAACTAATGCAGCCAATGATTGAGTCGGCACTATTTGCGGTGCGCGGTTTCCGTGCTGGGCGGCCAGTAGAGGCAGCTTGGGAGCGAGCAATACAAGTGATGGAAGACAACGACAAGGCAGCGGCAGAGAACCCACCAGAGCCTCCAGTAGACTATGAGATGCAGAAGCTTCAAATCGAGTCTCAGCGCGTGCAGATTGAACAGCAAAAAGCGCAGGTAGATGCACAAGCTAAGATGCAGGAAGTTCAGATCAAGAGCGAGCAGCTACAGCTAGATGGCCAAAAGATGCAGGGGGATTTTGCTATCAAGTCCCAAGAGATTCAGCTAGAGACTCAAAAGCTTATGAACCAGGCGCAGATAGATCAGACAGAGGCAGAATTAAAGCAGTTCCAGGCCCAGTTTGAGCAGTTTGTAGAAACTCAGCGCCTAGAGCTTGATAAGTTTACGTCAGTACTAAACGAGAAAGAGAAGCTTCTAGAAGAGGCACGGCTAGCAAAAGACACGCAGCTAGAGCAGATCAGGCATTTCGAGCGTATGAGTATGGCCGGATTAAAGCCATTACCAACCCCAGAAGTACTAAAAGCAGAGGCAGAAGCTAAAGAAGAGGCCAACAAGCCAAAACCACGGCAGCGCCGAACAATCAAAGAGGTTAGAGTAAAACGCGATCCTGTTAGTGGTGAGCTTGTCGGCATGTCCCGCGATCTGCCAGATCCTACCGACACAGAGGGGGTAGATTAAGATGAGCGATCCAATTGTCTCCAACGGCTACGCGAGCAACAATCCGGATATTCCGGTGCGTTGCACGACCACAGCAGCGCTCAAACAGATCCAGCACATGCGATTAGATATTGGCACTGGCTCAGCAGAGGCAGAGGTAAACGCAGCTAATCCATTGCCAGTAACAGTAGCGGGAAGTCAAACCAGTGCCGGGCCAACAGTAACAACAGTCAGCGCCGCAACATCTGATACCGCAGTTCTAGCGGCAGATACAGCGCGGCTAGGGTGCACATTCTTTAATGACAGCAGCGCCACCTGTTATTTGCGCTACGGCTCCGGAGCCGCATCTACGTCCGACTATAGCGTACAAATACCACCACGCGGTACATACGAGCCAGCAGCAGGGGCAAAGCCAACCTGGGCATTTAGAGCAGTTTGGGCCGTAGCAACTGGGACTTTGCGAGTGACTGTTTTCTAAAGGTTCAAAATGCCTCTTTTCAATCCATCGCCTAACGCTCCGCCCTGGGATAAGCAGTTTTTTCTAGCTGGACCTGGCGCCACGTCGGCAACAGTCACAAGCATGGGCTCCAACGTCACTAACTCGGGCACTGTAACAGGCACCGCATCAACGGAGGCTATTGGCTCCATGACACAGATGGCGAGCGCGGCGAGTGCCAATGCCTTGGCTGGATATGCCGGAACAAACCTAGACTGGTTGCGCGGCACCACTACAGGGTTCAATGGGTTCTATTATTACTCGCGCATATATCTGAACAACGCGAGTTATGACAACACCGGCGCGGCTACCGGTACGCGGTTGTTTTATGGATTCAGCGATCAAACCTCGACCGTTACAACAGGCTCCGATGATCCAGCCGGGAATAGATGCGGGTTTAGCCGCATTCATGTGAATGGCGGCCTAACTGATACTAATTGGTTTTTTACTACCAAGGACGGCACTACAGAGGACCGAGTAGATACAGGCTTAGCGTTCACGGCACAAAACGTTTACGACCTAACGATAATCTGTGAGCCACGAGCATCAGTTATTAGCTGGAGCATTGCAAACATAAGCGCGGGCACCATAGCAGCCGGAACCACCACCACGAATCTACCAACAAACAGCGTCCTAATGCGCTTTGTGAATATCTGCCAAACCGTCAATGCAACGGCGCGAACAATAGCCTTTAGCAGAGTCTACATAGAAGCGGGGCGCTAAATGCCTCTGATTCTTCCACCACTCAAGGCACCTATTTGGAGCAAGCAATTCTTATTAATTGGATTAGCTCCAACTGGGGTAACTGGCTTCACCGCGATGGGCGGAAACACAAATTCCACCGGCACCTTTTCGTCAATCACAACGTCGGAAACGTCGGGGATTATGTCGCAAAACACATCTACCGCCGCGATCAATGCGCTTTGTGGTACAGCGGGGGTAAGGGCCGCGTTTTGTCGGGGCTCAGTAGCTGGGCAGTTCAACGGCTTTAGGATGTTCGCCCGCGTTTATTATCCAGATGCTAGCTATAACAACACCGGCGCAAGTACAGGTTCGCGCATATTCTTGGGGTTTACCAATCAATCTAGCACCAATAGTGTAGCTTCAGATGATCCGGCTGGCAGTCGCTGCGGATTTTCCAGGATCAACGTGAACGGTGCCCTTACTGACACCAATTGGTTCGTGACAACTAAAGACGGGCTCACAGAGCACCGCGAAGACACGGGAATAGCCTTCACCGTCCAGCACGTCTATGACTTTTATATGACCTGTGAGCCAATGGGACAGGCTATTAGCTGGGAGATCCTAGATCGCACTGCTGACACCTCGTCCAGCGGGATTCTAACTACCGAGCTACCCCCAGCGGCCACGCTACTAACCTTTATGCATATGCTGCGCACGATTAACGCAGCAGCCCGCGCTATAGGATTCCAGCGGTTTTATGTTGAGACGGGGATTTAATGTCGCTCCTATTACTACTAAACCCCAAACTATTCTTTGATCCGGGCGACGCTATAGATGCGCTAGATGCGCTACGACGCAAACGCAGGTCAGATGCTGAGTTATTGGAAGAGGTTCGCGAATTAGTAGAGGAAGCAGAGACGCTAAAACCAGAACCAGAGACGCCGCCCGAATTAATAGAGCAGAAATTAATTGAATACCGGGATATTAAATCCCAGGCGGACGATCTGCGACTAATGCTACTACAGCGCGAGATGGAAGCTAATAGCCGCCTAGAGATGCAGCAACGTATCGAGATGATTGAACTAAAACGCAGGGAAATAGCGCGGCTAATCGTAATGCTGCAAGAGGAAGAGGATTTAATGCTCATGTTACTCATGCATTAAAATTAATTATTGGATTGAATTGTCAGCGCCCCCCAATATTCGGGCATGAGTCGAAAAACATACCGATGGATTAACGAGAAATTCGTTGAGTGCGGCACTAGCAGCATCTACGAGAACCCGGCAGCGGCAGCCGTCATAGATGACACTATGCAGCCACTAAAACACCCCGTAACCGGCAAAACCTACAACTCCAAGAGCGCATACCACAGAACAAACAAGGAGCTAGGGCTTGAGGTAGTGGGAAACGACCTACTAAGCCGCAAGCCTAGGCACGTCCCAGAGGTTCTAACGGATGCCAAGATCATGGATGCAGCGCAGCGCGCGGAGGCTATCCACAACGATCCAACCAAGCGCCGCGAGATGGAGAACCGCAATAATTATTTATATGAACAACAACAGAGGCTAATAAGAAAATGAAAGATGATCCTATTGACGCGGCTATGGATGCGGCTGAAGAAGAGATGGCGGCAAAGGTTACAGAGGGCACGCCAGAAGATACAGCGCCGGAAGTTGAGACAGAAGCACCAGAGACTGCGCCAGAAGTTGAGGCGGAGCCAGAGGCACCAGTACCAGAGGCCGATCCAGCAGCTCCGCCTGCGCCAGCTGCGCCAGAGGGTACTAAGAGCACGGAAGCGCCAGCACTAGCACAGGAATCCACATCAGACGCCCCTAAGTTTTGGGCACCAGAGGATAAAGCGCTATTTAGCAAAGCACCCCCAGAGGTACGCGCCGCAATAGCTAAGTACGAGCAGCAGCGGAACGATTGGGCCTATAAGGTGCAGGCCGAGGCTGATAAAGGCAAGCAGATAGAGCGCAAAGCAACAGAGGTTTTTGAACCGTACAAACTAAAGCTACAGGCAAACGGAGTGCGCGATCCGCTAGATGCTGCGGAAAGATTGCTAGCCTGGAATGAGATATTCGAGCAAGACCCACTCTCCGGTATTAAAGATTTGATGCAAAAGAATGGATTGACCCCAAATGACCTCGTAAACTCACAGCAAGATTGGCAGCCTTCAGACCCACGACTAGAGCAAGCACTAGCGGCAGCGGAAGAGGCTAAGCGAATCGCGGAAGAGCAAAGATCGCACTTTGAACGCCAGCAGCAGCAAGCAGTTTTGTCTGAGGTTGAGCGATTCAAACAGGGCAAGGACGCACAAGGTCACACCCGCAAAGCCTTCGCGGAAATGTACTCGCCACAGATTACACAGGCGGCAGAGCAAATTGAAAAGATGCACCCAGGAATGAGCTTAACTGAGGTTTTAAGTCATGCTTATGACTTCGTAAAATCTCAAGCTATGCAAAACCTGGGAGTTAATTCAGTAACTCAACCCCCTCAACAATCTGCAAGCGTAGACGTTAAAAAAGCACAAGCGGCGGCAAGCTCAGTTAAAGGAGCACCGGGCGGCGGCGAAGCAGGAATCAAGAAAAAGAAGGCGCGATCAATAGATGAAGCGTTTTCGATGGCAGAAGAGCAATTAGGATTAAGATAATTTAATTTTTAAAGAGGATATATGGCATCGCCAAATACAAGTTTCGGAGAATTACTCTCCACCACGGTACAGCTACTAGAGGATGAGCTCTTTGATCAAATCCTGACCAAGAATGCGTCAGGCGCTACTTTGAAGGAATACGGATGCGTTTCACCTAAAGACGGTGGACCTTCTATCGTAATCCCGATCATGTATGCGGAGAACGGAAGCTACAAGCGCTACTCAGGACCGCAGCAGTTGAATACTTCAAGCAACGATGTTTTTACATCGTTCCAATACGAGTGGAAGCAGATTGCCTTGAATATTCAGGCCAACGGTCGTGAAGTATTGCAGAACATGGGCCGCAGTCAGAACCGTGATTTGGTTAAGTCACGTATTAAGAATGCTCAGCTATCGTTCGAGAATAACTTCAATGAAGACCTCTGTTCGGACGGTACCGCAGACGGTGGATTGCAGATCGGCGGATGGCAGTTGCTGATCGCTGATTTGCCAACCTCGGGAACTGTCGGCGGGATTTCTCGCTCGACCTATTCGTTTGCACGTAATGCATACTACCGCGCTACTACTGACGGCGGTGCTGCAATGACTGCAAGCAATATCGTTTCGTACATGGATAAACTGGATATCGCTATCCAGGCTTACCGTGGGCGCACCAAGGTTATTCTGGCAGACGATGTTTGCTACGGATTGTATGAGAGCGCTGTGCATCCGTTGCAGCGTTTGACCGATCCAAAGGCAACTTTGGCTAAGCTCGGATTCAATACTTACAAGTATAAGAATTCAGAAGTTGTGCTAGAGCCTGCGGTAGCCGGTATGCCGTCAACCACTATGTACTTTATTGATCCTGATGTTGTGGAGCTTTGCCCACACGCAGATCGCAACTTGGTAAGACTGCCTAAGAGAGAGTCTTTCAACCAGGATGCTTCGATTGAGTACCTAGCTTGGATGGGAGCTCTTTGTGTGAAGAACTTCCGCCGGTTGGGTGTATTGAATAACGACTAATTTAATTTCTTAGAGAGGTATTTTTATGACTGTAGCAGCAAGCCCTGCAACTCTTGTCGGGGCGAGATTTGAGGAAACAACTACCAGCCCGTTGTTTGGGTTGGGAACTGTTTGTGTTGATAGTGATGGTGGACAGTGGATTTATGTAAAAGCAGCGGAAACCCTAACGGCTTTCTCTGTTTGTCATGTAACCAATGCATCTATCATCGCTGGCACTTGGCTAGCAGAGATGACCGAAGCGGCTGACATTGCAACTGGTCCGAAGTTCTTGGGACTGAATCAGGTTGCATTTGCATCAGCAGACTACGGTTGGATCGCTAGAGGCCCAGGCGGTGGATTGAATCGCGGAATTAAAGTTCGTTCGCAGAATATGACTGCGGGGGCCTTGGCATTCCCACTATCTGGAACAGCGGGGGCGATTGATGACGCCGTTGTTACTGATGCGTGTTTAGCGGGTCTTACCACGTTGACAACCACCACGACCATTACAGCGGTTGAAGTTCAGATGACTTCAATTCTGACCTGTAACCTAGATGAAGGTGTTGCCTAATATTGACTTAGCACCGGGCTGTAGTTTGGCCCGGTGCTCTTAACCTAAAAGAGAGATAGAAAATGCTAGAAAAAGTAACGCACATCGAAGGGCTAGAAGGGTTTGATTCTAAAGAGATGTATGATGATACCCCGCCTGATTCGGTACTTGTGCGTTTCGATGTTCGTCCCGTAGAGCAGCCTTTCTTGAGCGCTCAGGAGAACAGAATCATCTATAAAAACATCGTATTCATTAGCAAAGAGTGGGAATTGGGGCGCAGCAGCTTAGCGCGACCTATTCGCGATACTGTGGCTTTCGATGAAAAAGAGCAGAAGTGGAAGATCTCAAAGCTAGCGCCTAACAGCGACATCAAGAAGTATCCGGCTGAGTGGAACGCTTTTCAGCGCGGGCAATCTAACAACGATATCGGCACGCCGTTGCTGTTACTATTCAAAACCGATCCTAGCCGTGTTGAGTGGTACAAGTTCCGACATATCACTACGGTCGAGCGCTTGGCAGCCATGAATCACAGCAACTCGCAGGATCTAGGAATGGGAGTGTCGGAGGATATCCAACGCGCTCAGAACTACCTAGCGCAGACTAAATCTAGTGGTGCTGCGAATGAACTAAAGGCGCGACTAGAGGAAAAAGATTCCCAAGTTGCAAGTTTACAAAATCAGTTGGCAGATCTCAGTGCAAAACTGACAGAAGTATTGAAAGATCAGACCAGCCCACACCGTGAGATTGAGCCAGCCAAGAAAGGGCGCGGGCGACCTCGCAAAGTGGAAGTAGAGAATCTCGAAGAGCTAGGGATAGAGGGTTAATAATTTAATTTATATATAGGTGACTTATGGGAATGAAAGAGAATTTGATGGGGACTGGGGTACCAGCGGAAACGGCGGCGATTATTGAGGGATACACTATAACCAGTGCGCCGATCCTAGCGGTATCAAACACACTTACGGCGACGGGAACCGTGATTGGGGATGCCTTAAGCCTTCCATCTATTTTTAATATCATCACAACAGCGGCGGCGGGCACTGGTGTGAAACTTCCCTCTAATTTGCCAATCGGACAGACTATCTCCGTTATTAACAGCGGTGCTCAGACTGTTAACGTATTCCCACACAGTGCATCCGGAACTATCAATAGTGGATCGGCGGGTGCGGCTATTACGGTAGCAAATGCTGGGGTGGGGTCAGTAATAACCCGTGTTAGCTCCACTAATTGGATCGCCAGAGTTATGGGCGCGGTTGATACCTGATTTTTATCTATGAGGTTATCCGGTGGCCCTAGTATCAGATCTTACACTAATTGGGTTTGATACTAGGGACGCCGATTTCTTGGGGGATACTGGCAAAGATTCGATTGTTGCAAACGGTCTAATCCAAGCAACCGCAACGCCAATTACAGCCTCTGTAAATAACGTTCTTACTGTCAATTTCGGTGTGAATGACAGCGTAGTACTAGAGAAGATAGTGATCTGTAAATACTCCAGAGTTACGATCCGCAACGGCACGGCTTTCACCCTACATGTATTCCCAGCGGTAGGGGATTCCATTGACGGGCTAGCAACTAACGCGGCAACCAATATGCTAACAGGAGTCTGTTTTACCTTTTGCAAAGTTTCTACCACTAAATGGATAGCGGGTTAATTTATGACCTCAGTTAATAATCGCACATCGCTAGTCCGCATCACTCAAGAGGTTTGTGCGCGCATAGCGGAAGAGGCTCCTAGTGTTGTAATCGCTAGTACCAATAAAACCGTGCAGCTTGTCTATACGATGATCCGCAAGGCTGTGAATGAGATCGCGGATGATTACCCTTGGCCGGAGTTACAGAAAGAATACACTTTCACACTAACCGACGGGGCTGCGTCTTATGCACTACCGCCTGATTTTGACAGGCACATTAACGCCACACAGTGGAATCGCGCGCAGCACTGGCCCCTTATTGGGCCGTTAGATCCTGTATTATGGCAGCAGTACAAATCAGGGCTAGTTACTACACTACCGCGTCAGAGGTTTAGAATTAAAGGCTGGAGTGATACGCAGTTCTTTATAGATCCAACTCCAGATAGCTCTATAGCTGGGCAAACCATTGCAATGGAGTATTGCAGTGGAACTGTCTACAGGCCGACCGTTTGGGTAACATCTACAGCATTTGCGGCTTTGTCATATTGTTCTTACAACGGAAACATATATCAAACTACGGCTGGCGGTACTACTGGGGCAACACCACCAACTTGGACTAGTGGCACTAGCTCAGACGGCGCTGTTTCTTGGACGTATATTTCAGGCGCTTATGATTTGCCAGTACTTGATACTGATGAGGTCATTCTAGATCGATGGATGATCATCGATGGTGCAACTTGGCGCTTTAAACAGGCGCGTAATCAGGACTATGAAGAAGAGAAGCGCAACGCGGAAGAGCAGATCGAGATCGCTAAGACTAAGCTTTCAGGCGCGGAAGTTTTGACGATCAATCGCTCACAGCTTGGCCCTGTCGGTATTGGACCTTGGAGTTATCCGGAGGGTAATTTCAATATATGATTCCAGGACCACCTCCAACCTCTTATAGTGATGCGCTTAATAGTTATTTGGCGCAGATGGGCGTGCAGTCTCCGACAGCTGTACCTATGGGAGCAGCCCCTAGTGCGCCCGCTATCGTTACGCAGCCGGGTGTGCCTAGTCAGCAGCTAATTGGGGCAGCTATCAAAGCAAAGTTAGCAAAGGATGCACTAGCCTCTGCAACCGCTACCAATGCGGCAGCAACGGCTACTAATCCGCTAGTGCTTACCAGCGGGGGCAACAATGCAATGATGGGGCAAGCGGCACTCACTAGCGGCGGGAATAACGCATTAATGGGCGCTGGGGAGCCTACTAGCATCAGTAACTTTGCTGGCAGTGCTACGCCATACCTAGGCGCTGCGGGCACCGCCTTGGGCGCGTATGGGGCTTACCAGGGCATAAAGGATCAGAACCCACTAACAGCGGCGCTTAGTGGGGCAGGCGCTGGGCTAGGATTAAACGCTATGGGCTATGCACTTGGGCCCTGGGGCTGGGCTGCGATGGCTGGCGTTCCTGCAATTGCAGCGCTGGCCGGTAGGTTTGGTGATAAGAACGAGTTTCAAGGTGAGTACAAGCGCGCACAGAAGCTACGCGATCAGGGCATGAATTGGGACTTTAATCCTACCAAGCCAAGCAAAGGACGCAGCAAGCAGCAGCTAATAGCGGAAGCGCTAGCAACTGGCGGGAATGTTGAGTTTGCAAAGAGCAGAGATGAGAACCTTTTAACAGGCAAAGACTTGGCTGGATATGCCTTCATGCCTGAAAAGTTCGGGGCTGGGTACGCAAATGCTGATATCAATAAGAAGATCGGTGCGGCGCAAATGGTGGCGGATGCAAAGGCAGTTCGCGAGGCTAAAGGCCAGATGGATTTCAATCAGAATATGAACGCCGACCTAGAGCAGAAAATCAAAGACTACTTGGGGGCTACAGATGCCAACAAGAAAAAATAGAGTTATCCCATTTCCTCTACCTATTCGCGGGCTCAATACTGTTAATCAATTTGCTCGGATTGAGGAAGGCTTTGCGCGAGAGCTGACCAATTATGTAATTGTAAATGGCGTATTGCAGGTGCGCCCAGGGGTACAGAGCTTGGCATACAATGCGGGATTTGGGGCAAATGGTGAGGTTAGATGGTTTGATGTTCAAACTTATATTGATAGCGGCGCAGGGTTTGATTACGCGATTCTCGAAGATGGAAGAATCAGAACTATAGTTGCCGGAACTGTGGTTGGGACTACTGGCGGATCATGCCAAACGGCAGCAACTACCGTCGATCATTTATCGCTTAGGCTTTTAGTTGGATGCAGAGAGCCTAGATCACAGACGCAACCATTTGCACTAGCAGGCCCAACGGCGGCGGTTATTACAGCTACCAGTATCGTTGCTGGGTGCAGTTATCGCGGGCGGCTTTATTACACTACCGGCACAGGCGTTATTGAATACTCTGGGCTAGCACAGGTTGCGGGTGCTATGACGGGTGGAACAACCGATGTTTCCGCATTTCTAGCAGGGCAAACAATTCTAAGAATGTTTTCGGTAGTCGCTCAGCCGGGGCTATCCACTGAAACAATGTTCGTAATCTTTTGTAGTGGTGGCCGTGTTCTTGTATACACGGGAGATAATCCGGGGGCCGCTACCTGGGTACTATTGGGCATTTTTGATATGCCCGAACCCGTTTCTAATGTTGGTTTTGTTGAAATAGACGGGGATATTTTTGTAGCTACCAAAAAGTATGCCTATTGGTTTCGTGCTCTTTTGAGCGGCGGCGTACAGGGGGCATACGATCAGAGCCCATCTAGGCCAGTTGAAAACCTTTGGCAGTCTTTCGGCTGGGCTCTTTTATCGGGTGCGAATAGATCTTATGCCGCCTATATTCCAGCCTACGATATAATCGTTTGTGTCCCCGTCTCTGTTGGGGATTCCGTCGGGGGCAGTAGGTTAAATCTGATTGGTGCCTATGGGACCACTACCTATGCGCTAGTTTATCACAGAAAGTACAATGCTTGGTCAGCATGGTTATCTGCTCCTCTACGCTGGCCGGTTACTACTAGAACGGCAACCGGGACAGACTTAGCGCAAACATATTTTTCAGGACTCACGGCGGAGGCAGTTAGGTTGAGCCCCAATGCAGTCACTGCAAATACTATGAATGACTATCAGGCAAATGCGATTGTGGCTACCGTCGAGGCTACTGTCAAAACCGCCTTCTATTCTCAATTCGATGGAATGCTAAACATTCAGAAAGGATGCCGGGCATGGTATCAGAACAGCTTAAACGGTAATTTGGCACTTGCCCGAGCTATCTATGACTACTCCGATCTAAACGCGCCTTGGGGTTGGTATACGCAATCTACCGTTACCGCGATTAACCCTAACAATTACGCTGAAACTGTGACAGCTGGCGTAGCAAATACAGCAGCGACCTATAACCGATTATTGGGATTATATGGTAGCGGCGGCGGCTTATCTGTGCAGATCACACAAAGACCCGGGGCGGGAGAATCAGCCGTGCAGACCCAAAAATTACTAGCACTAACTGCACTGATAGAAGAAGGAACGGAGTTTTTCTAGATAGGTTGGTTTTTAGCGAGTATTATTAGGCAAATTTAAAAAGGGGTATTTATGGCGATTGATCCAAGACAAAGACAGTTCAACGAGATGCAAAACCGTATGAATGGCATGACACCTGGGCAAGCCATGAATCCAAATCAGCGCCGCTTTGCAGAGATGCAGAATCGCACTACCGCAGCACAGGCAGCGGGTAGGCCTATGAATGCTAATCAGCAGCAGTTTGCACAAGCACAAAACCGCGTGCCTACTATGAACACTTTGCCAGTGCCGCAAACACCACAAACGGGCGGAGGACTTGAGTACAACCAGCCAAAGCCTTTCATGCCGCCTCCTAGCCCTTATGAGCCAGACGGTGGGATGTATCAGCCTCCTATGCCACAGGCAGCGCCAGGACAAATGCAATCTCAGGTTATGCCACAGCAGCAGCCTATGAATCGGCGTGATATGGAGATGGCAAACCGCATCCAGGGCATGCCAAAACAACAGATGAATGCTAACCAGCGCAGGTTTGCAGAGGCGCAGAACAGAGCACCGCAAGGAATTTTAACTCGACCCCCTACGAGGTAGCACATGGCTAAGAAAGCCCAAGGCATACTATCAAAGCCACAAAAGACCCCGGCTGAACTAAAGGCACGCAAAGAGGCGGAGGCCGCTAATCGTGCTGCAAAGAAGGCCGGGCAGCAAGGCGGTATGAAGGGGCTGAACCCTAACCAGCAGCAGATGATCCAGGGGCAAGAGCAGCAGGATCTAGCGCTGCAAGGGCAAGCGGGGGCCATGTTGCCGGGCATTGAACAGGCCATGTCTCAGCCGTTTGATTGGTCACAGTTGCCAACAGGCCCAGTGCAAGGAGATTTTAACAACTGGCGGCAAGAGCAGATAGACGCGACAAATAACGAGTTTTCGAGCCGCATGGATCCGCAGTTCAAGCAGCAAGAGGACGACCTAGCACAGCAGCTCTACAATCAAGGTAATGCTCCAGGGTCGCCAAAGTACGAGCAGCAGATGAAGGCTCTGCGGGAATCACAGAACGCCGCAAGAACCTCTAATCTAGTTCAGGCACAGCAGCTAGCAGGGCAGAATGCCGGACAGTTCTTCGATATCGGCACCCAAGCTAGGGGCAACGCGCTAAACGAGGGTTTGATGAAGCGCAACCAGCCACTATCTGACTACAACGCACTACGCGGCTCCCAAAGTGGAATGATGATGCAAAACCTCGGCTATGGTCAGGGGTTGGCATTGCAGAACGATGAGCAAGCTAATCAGAGGTGGATGATGCAAAACACCCCAAGAGGCGGCGGGGGTGGCGGCGGCGCAGATCCTTATAAAGGTTTCGGCAGTTATCAGAACTACGCAGCCTTTGAAGACGCTCGAACACGTGCACAGATGG